TACAAACAAAAAAGATAAATATAGAACTCAGGATGTTTATCTTGAAAAAGCAATTCCTGGGTTATATGAAAGTATAAATTTCCAGTTAGAACATAGAATATGGCCTTCTGTAATTAAACATTGGGACATTGATGGAGTAGAGAGTGAAACTATATTTGTACTCAAGTATAGTATGGATACTCAAACCTCTCTTGGGCTACACCATGATGAGAGTTTTATTTCTGGAAATGTGAAATTAAACGATGAATACTTAGGAGGAGTTTTGGAGTTTCCAAGACAAAACTTTACAAATGAAGATTTGCAAGTTGGACAGCTTTTAGTGTGGCCCAGTAAAATAACACATCCACATTTAAGTACAGAACTTGTTTCAGGCACAAAGTATTCTTTAACAATATGGAGTAAGGAATGGGAGATTATACAAAAATGTGGGGCGGAATATTGATAGTTGCAGCTCTCGCTTTTGCCTTAGCGACTTGCGCTTAAATACTTCTTGACATTCATGTCAAAATTTGAGATAATATATAAATGGATGTAATAGACTTATTGAATAAGGAAAAGATTAATTTCACCGTATCAGGTCAGGACTTTCAGATTAAGTGTCTGAATCCAGACCACGATGACACTAATCCTTCCCTTAGAATTGATAAAGTAAATGGAGTAATGCACTGCTTTAGCTGTGGGTTCAGAGGTAATCTCTTTACCCATTTTGGTGCGCCTCCCACCCAGAAAACAATAAGACTACATAAAGTGCGAGATAAAATACAAAAAATACGATCTGATAATGTAGGACTCAAAGTGCCTGAGAAGGCGATAAGGTTTGTAGGTGCTCACAGAAATATAACAGCAGACACACTTGCCTGCTATGGAGCATTTACACACTTTGAAAAAGAATACGCAGGTAGACTTGTATTCCCCCTTAAGGATATAACAGGAAAGATACGAGCCTTTATTGGTAGAGCTATGGATAACACCATACAGCCAAAGTATCTAATTCAACCTAGGGGTGCACAACTGCCTATGTTTCCTTCTAACCCTGATATGATTCATGGCGAAGTTATATTAGTAGAAGGCATATTTGATGCGTTAAACCTAATAGATAAAGGATTACACAATGCTGTTTGTGTGTTTGGTACAAACAACTTTGATATGCACAAGCTAGCACTGCTAAAAGTTTATGGTGTACAAGGTATTAAGTTATTTTTTGATGGTGATGTAGCAGGACAGGAAGCTGCAAAAAAGATAACTGATATGTGCGAAGAGATAGGAATGCCCAGTGCTATAATACCCATAGCAACAGGGACAGATCCAGGCGATTTGACTAAAGAAAGAATAATTGATTTAAGGGAATATTTATATGGCGAACGTGGCCCTAGTGGAGAAAGTGCCTAGTAAAACTGACTTTGTACGTCACTTTGACAACAAGTTTCAGTTTGATAGGTTTCCTCTTTGTTCAGATACAAAGAAGAAAAAGATATTGAAAAGAGATGTTGATATTGATATCGACATAGATGAGTATGACTTTGTGATTCTTGTAGGGTCAGAAGCCTTACAGCATTTTACAAAAGAACGATCAATCACAGAACATTGTGGTAGACTCATACAAGATAAGTATATTCCAATTATCAATCCAGGAATGTTAGCTTTTAGACCAGAAGCTAAGGAGACTTGGGAAGATGCTTTGGGTAAGCTACACAAGTATATCTCTGGTGAGTTAAAGAATGTGGAGATAGACAAAGATAAGTTTTACGGTATCCAAGATACCCAAGAAGCGATAGACTGGATACAGTCTGCTATTGATAGCCCTTCAACTCATGTAGCCGTAGACACAGAGACTACAGGATTATATCCGCGTGATGGTTATATCCTTGGTATCTCTATTGCTGTGGAAGATGAGACTGCGGTATACATCAGTACAGATTGTATCGAAGATGAAGCTGCTTCGTTGCTTCAAACTTTGTTTAACAAAAAGAAAGTAATCATGCACAATGCTAAGTTTGACTTGGCAATGCTTGAGTATCACTTTGACTTTGAGTTTCCCTCTATTGACGATACGATGCTCATGTCTTATATGCTAAACGAAGTTCCTGGTAATCATGGACTTAAAACTCTGGCGATTAAACATACTCCTTACGGAGATTATGAGAAGCCAATGTATGATTTCATGGATGACTACTGCCGTAGAAACGGTATACTCAAAGGTGACTTCACTTGGGATATGATTCCTTTTGACTTGATACAAGTATATGCGGCTATGGATGCTTGTGTTACTTACAGAATTTTTCATGTCTTTCAAGAAGAACTACAGAAAGATCCTCAGATATATCGAGTATACAAACAGCTTCTGATTCCTGCAATGAAGTTTCTTAAAGACTGTCAAGATACAGGTGTTCCTTTTGATAGAAAGAGACTAGAAGTTTCTCAGAACATTATGGAAGCAGATATACAACAAGCAATCAATCGTTTGTATGAGTTCAAAGAAGTAAAAGACTTTGAAGCTTTTCAGGATAAAGGTTTCAATCCTAATAGCACATTGCAGTTGCGTAAGTTACTATTTGACTTTATAGGACTAAACCCTACAGGAAAGAAAACAGGAACTGGAGCGCACTCTACAGATGCAGAAGTGTTGCAAGAGTTAGGAGAAAAACATGACGTTCCACAACTTATCTTGGAAATTAGACAGAAAGGTAAAATCAAGAATACATACCTTGATAAAATCATTCCTCAGCTTGATAGAGATTCTCGCCTTCGGACTAATTTCAATCTTCACGGCACTACTAGTGGCCGCCTTAGTAGTTCTGGCAAGTTAAATATGCAACAGATTCCTCGGGACAATCCGATTGTCAAGGGGTGTATACGAGCCAGAGAAGGGCATCAGATAGTTGCAATGGACTTAACTACTGCAGAAGTATATGTTGCTGCAGTGCTTGCCAAAGATGAAAAGCTGCAAGATGTATTCAGATCAGGAGGTAACTTTCATAGTACAATCGCTAAGGTTGTATTTAGGCTACCTTGTGATGTAGAAGATGTAGCAGAGTATTACTCTGTTAAGAGACAGGCAGCAAAAGCTGTTACTTTCGGTATCATGTATGGTGCTGGAGCTAATAAGATATCTGCCCAGGTAACAAAAGATTCTGGCACATACTTCTCGAAGTCAGAAGCTCAAGAAGTAATTGATGATTACTTTCGTCAGTTTAAGATGTTAAAGAAGTGGCTAGAAGATAAGAAGCTAGAGATATCAAAGCATGGACATATCTATTCTATCTTTGGTCGTAAGCGCAGGCTTCCAAATGTACACAGTAGTGACCAAGGTGTTGCCTCTCATGAAGTACGCTCTGGTATCAACTTCTTAGTACAGTCTACTGCTAGTGATGTTAATTTATTGGGTGCTATTGATATGAACTCTTATATCAAAGAACATGGACTCAAGAGTAAAATTTTTGCTCTTGTACATGACTCAATACTTGCAGAAGTACCTGATCATGAAGTAGAACACTATTGTACTAGACTCAAAGAGTTTATTCAAAAACCAAGACAGGGCTGTGTAATCAAAGGTGCTCCAATCGGATGTGACTTTGATATTGGACAGGACTATAGTTTTGGTAAGTTTGAAAAAACTTATGAGGCTTAGTGACGTAGTATTTCCCGTATTTATTTTACCAAAAGATGCTGAGATAGATACACAAGATGGTATAGTATTTGCAAATGGGCAAATGCTAGATGATCTAAATGTAAAAGGAGATACTGTAGGAATCAGGAGACTTCGCTCCTCTTATCCTACATTGTTCCGCTTGAATAAAGCAGCTCATGACATTCCTTCCTTTCTAAAAAGCTCTGCAGAGAAGTTTATAGATTCGGAAGGAACTGTCTTTAACTACACGAAAACTCGAATGGTTGATCTCAAGTATTTTCATATAAAGAAGATTAGCCATAAAGAGACTCACAGTAATTTATGGGTAGAAGACATAAACTTTCCGTTTAGCATTGCGCGTCCTCCCGAACCGGAGATGCGCTTCGCAGGGATACTCCATGATAAAGGATACCCGTGGCTTCTCTACGAATACTCGGAATTTTGGAAAAAGGACACAAAGAGAAAGATATGAAAGCAGTAGTATCTGATAAAATTTATATGACCGTGGATGAATCAACTCAATCTATGATAGACAAAGAGTTGACTTACTCTATTCCTACATACAATCCTTTAGATCCTCCTCTAATAATCAAAAACATGGTGCGGATTCGTCCTGGAACAATAGCAGTTCCAAGCGGTCGGTTTGATTTGATACCTGAGGGGTATGAAATAGTGGATAAACGCACGCTTGCGCCGAAGGAGTTTCCAGAATTTCGCTACAAGTTACGTGTGTCCCAAAAAGATGTTTATGACGCAGTAGAAGACAGCTGTATAATCAACGCTTGGGTAAGTTGGGGCAAGACATTTACAGGTTTAGCCATAGCTAGCAAACTCAAACAGAAAACATTAGTAGTTGTTCATACAGTAGCACTACGAAGTCAGTGGGAACGCGAAGTGGAAAAAGTATTTGGATTTAAACCTGCCATAATTGGTAGTGGTAAGTTCGATCTAACAGGTCCAATCGTCATAGGTAATGTACAGACCCTCACAAGGCGAGTACCGGACATAAGAAATGAATTTGGGACAATCATTCTTGACGAGATGCATCATGTATCTTCTCCCACGTTTAAAAACATTTTAGATAAATGTACGGCAAGATATAAGATTGGACTATCAGGTACAATAGAAAGAAAAGATGGTAAACACGTACTGTTTCGCGACTTCTTTAGTCCTACAGTTTACTTTCCACCAAAAGAAAATTATATGCCACCGAGTATAAACATTATACATTCAGAGATAAGATTCTTAGATGGTGGAGGTACGCCTTGGGCAAAAAAGATTAACCATCTGGCATACAATGAGGAGTATCAACACGAAGTTGCCATAATTGCTAGTGCTATGGCCGCCAAAGGGCACAAAGTATTAGTCGTGGCAGATCGTGTAGATTTTCTCAAAAAATGTGCACAACTCGTAGGAGATAGTGCAATAGTAATAACAGGACAGACTCCACACGAAGAACGACCTGCAATGATGGAGCAAATCAATGACGATAAGAATGTGCTTTTCGGAACACAATCTATATTCTCAGAGGGTGTATCCCTTGACGCTCTTAGTTGCTTAGTTCTTGGAACTCCTGTAAACAATGAGCCTTTACTGACACAGTTGATAGGACGTGTCATAAGGATCAAAGAAGGGAAGAAAGACCCAGTTATAGTGGATATAAATTTGAAAGGCAATACAGCCAGAAAACAAGCCAACAACAGAACTGGGTATTACTTGAAACAAGGGTATAAGATCAAGAACATATGAAAAAATATTTCTTGACATTAGATATTGGTTTTGATATAATATATGGTACTGTTTAATTGGAAAAAGATAGTCAACAAAACGAAGGGTAGTGCAACAGACATCCTTGTAATCATGCACTGGTTGACTTTTATGTCGATACCCCAAACTCGACACGATAGAATAATGAAGTATATACACTATAACTTTGTTGGAGATTCTTTCGCTGTAAATTTGAAACCCTTTTTCTTTGAGGCAAAAAACTATACGCCACAAGATAGGTTACAATATTTATCTTTGATGAGCCGTAGAAGTTTTGCAGACTATATGCACGAAAAAACAGTAACTTTAGACCTTTCTTACTCAGATGTAAGTCAGGACGCAATCAACAACAACAGACTACTTACTTTAGAGGGTGATCTCATCCACTTTAAGTATGAAGACATTTAGGAGATAATATGAAATTTGCAGACGCAAAAGGAACCGCAAAGAAGAGTTCCGTAATTCAATATCAGTATATTACTGGTGATAACAAAGTAAGACTCGTTGGAGATATTCTTCCTCGATATGTATACTGGATAAACGGTGAGAACAATAAGAACATTCCAATGGAGTGTCTTGGGTTCAATCGAGATACCGAAACTTTTGAAAACAAAGAAACAGATTGGGTACGAAAGTATCACCCCGAAAAGAAATGCGGCTGGGCATATGCCATTCAGTGCATTCATGATGGAGAAGTAAAAATTCTCAATCTGAAAAAGAAACTGCTAGAGCAGATTATGCTCGCGGCAGAAGAGCTGGGAGATCCTACTAATCAGGAAACTGGATGGGATGTTCACTTTAAGAGAGTGAAGACTGGTCCTCAAGTATATAACGTTGAGTATCAGTTGCAAGTACTTAAATGTAAAGTACGTGCTCTTGATAAGGATGAAGCCGCTCTTGTAGCCAAGCTACAATCTATGGACGACATATTACCTCGTCCAACCGCTGAGTCACAAAAAGAGTTCCTTGAGAACTTAATGAGTGAGTCTGCTGGGTCAATACCGAATGAAGTAGAAGAAGCATTAAAAACTGAGGACTTGCCTTACTAATGAAAATATTGTTTACCGCCGATTGGCACATAAAAGTAGGACAGAAGAATGTGCCAGAAACGTGGGCGTGTGAACGATATTCAAGATTCTTCAAGGAAGTTCACAAACTAGAAAAAGACGTTGATCTTCATGTGATTGGAGGGGATTTGTTTGATCGAATCCCCACCATGACCGAGTTAGAGCTATATTTTGAGTTCATAAGTGGCGTGGGGGTGCGTACCCTAATATACGACGGAAATCATGAAGCCACCAAAAAACATAAAACTTTTCTAACACAGTTGAAAAAAGCATCTAAGGAGGTGAATTCTCTTATTGAGGTTGTAGATTCTATCTATAATGAAGATCATTTTGGAGTGCTCCCCTACTGTGAGCTGCACGGAAAATGGCACGCTAAAAACTTTAGTATACGAAAGCCGCTTTTCACTCACGTACGGGGAGCCATTCCTCCCCATGTCTCTCCAGAAGTAGACTTACAAAGATTCGATCCTTTTCCTGTTATTTTTGCAGGAGACTTACACAGCCATACCAATACACAAAGAAATATCGTGTATCCAGGTAGCCCTATGACTACACAATTTCACCGTAATTTAGTAAAGACGGGTTATATCATTATTGACACAGAAGGCTCTTGGGATTGGCATGAATTTGATTTACCTCAGATGATAAGAAAAACAGTGTCATCTGAGAGTGAGATGGTTCCTACAGAGTACCACCACACAATTTATGAATTAGAAGGAGATATAGCAGATCTTTCGTCGGTAGCAAACTCAGATTTGCTAGATAAAAAAGTAATAAAGAGAAAGACAGAAGCAGCTCTTATATTAGACAAAGAAATGTCTATAGAAGACGAACTTGCAGAGTATCTAAGCTATATTCTCGAACTAGAAGACAACAAAGTAAAGGAA